CCTCAACACACGCGGCTCCCAGTTTGCCGCATGGGGTTCTAGGGGCCGCCAGGATGCGTTGCGTGGGGGGTGCGTGCGCCGTTGGCGGTGTTTTTTGCGCGCGTGGCTTGTAGGCGATCGTAGCGGCCGCGGCTTTTTTGTATCGGACATTTGACGGCATTTGCGGCCGTAGAAACGCAGGCATCGACAGCCTGCAGACAGGAAGCATTCATGGGCAAGAGAGGACCAAAACCAACGCCGACGAGCGTGCTGAAGTTCCGAGGAAGTGAGAAGGGCATGGCGCGCGAGGCTGAACCCGAGGGCAGCGACGGCCCCCCGCTGCTGCTGCCGTTCGTCGCCAGCGACGAGGTGGCGCGCCGCTACTTCGACCGCCTGATCGACGACCTGCGCCGGCTCGGTCTGTACGCCGCAGAGGACTACCAGGCGCACAACGCGATGGCGCATGCGTCGGCCGAGTTTGAGCGGGCACAAGCTGCAGTGCAGGAAAAGGGGCTGGTCCTTGAAACGCCGCATGGGTCTGTTATCAATCCGATGAAGAAGGCGCGCGATGATGCGAGGGCTGAGGTCGCGCGCCTGTCTCGCTGCTTCGGCTTGACGCCGAGCGATCGTGTGGGCCTTGTGTCTTCCAAGAGAGCGAAGGGGGATGCCAGCGGGATCGAGTCGATCCTCAAGTCGAAGACGGCCTAAGCTCGCGCCCGTCGCGGGCTTCAACGCATCGGCAAACGCCGCGAAGGGCGACTGGTTCGACGTGGACGAACTGGCGCGCATCGACAAGTTCTTCGGCCTGCTGTCGCACCAAAAGGGAATCTGGGCGGGCAAGGCGTTTGAGCTGCTGCCTTGGCAGCGTGATCTGCTCGGCTCGCTGCTGTGCTGGAAGCGCGCGGACGGCACCCGGCGCTTCCGCCAGGCGTACATCGAGGTGCCGCGTAAGAACGGGAAGAGCACGCTGGTCGCCGGCCTCGCGCTGTGGCTGCTGCTCGCCGATCGCGAGCCCGGCGCCGAGGTCTACTGCTGCGCGAGCGCGCGCGACCAGGCTGCGATCGTGGGCGACGCCTGCCGGCAAATGGTGCAGTCGAACCCGGCGCTCGCGAAGGCGGTCGAGGTGTTCCGCAACGTGATTACCTTCGGCAACAGCAAGCTTGAGATTTTGAGCAGCGACGCTGGCACGAAGCACGGCAAGAACGCGAGCGCGGTGATCTTCGACGAGGTGCACACCTTCGCAGATCGCGACCTGTACGACGCGATGGTGACCTCGATGGGCGCGCGCCAGCAGCCGCTGATCGTGTCGATCACGACGGCGGGCCACGACCGCGAGAGCCTGTGCTGGGAATTGCATGCCTACGCCGAGAAGGTGCGCGACGGTCTGGTCGAGGATCACGCCTTCTACCCTGCGGTGTTTAGCGCACCGATCGACGCAAACTGGAAGAGCCCGAAGGTCTGGCACAAGGCGAACCCCAGCCTGGGCGTGACCGTCACCGAGGCTTTCCTGCAGGGTGAGTGCGACAAGGCGAAGGAGCTGCCCGCCTACGAGACGACCTTCCGCCAGCTGTATCTGTGCCAGTGGACGGAGTCGAAGAAAGCATGGATCAGCACCGACGCCTGGGCGGCGTGCGCATCGAGCGATGCGACCGCCGAGCGCCTTGCCGGCCGCGAGTGTTACGGCGGGCTCGATCTATCGACCACCACCGACCTGTCGGCGCTGTCGCTGATCTTCCCGTGCGACGACGGCAGCGTGGACGTTCTGTCGTGGTCGTGGTGCCCCGAGGAGGGCATCCGCCGGCGCAGCCGCAGCGACCGCGCGCCGTATGACGTGTGGGCCTTGAAGGGCTTCCTGCACCCCACGCCGGGCGCTGTGGTCGATTACGACTTCATCGCCGAAACGATCCGCCAGTGCTGCAAGCGCTTCGCGGTGAAGTCGATCGGCTTCGACCCGTGGAACGCGACGCAGCTCGCGAGCGGGCTGTACGGCGAGGGCGTGCCGATGATCGAGGTGCGCCAGGGCTACCGCACCCTCAGCGAGCCGGCGAAGAAGCTGGAGTCGCTGGTGGTGTCGCGAAAGATCCGGCATCCGAACAACCTGCTGCTGAACTGGTGCATCTCGAACGTGGTCTGTGAGTCGGACCCAGCCGGGAACCTGAAGCCCAGCAAGGCGAGCAGCACCGAACGAATCGACGCAGCTGCGGCGCTGGTGACGGCGCTTGCGACATGGCTGCACCAGAAGCAAGACGCGACTGGACCGAGTGTCTACGAACAACCCGAAAGGACTATTACATGGCTCTGATCGACATCCTGCGCCGATACCTCGGCCCCACCCCGCCGCGCTCCGACTTTGAGGACACCGTGCCCATCGGCCAGCCGACAAGCGGCAGCGTGCAGTCTTACGTCCAGTCGTACTCCTACACGGGCGAGAGCATCACGCCGGCACGCGCGCTCGAAGCGCCGACCGTGTTTGCGTGCGTGCGCCTGATCGCCAGCAGCATCAGCCGCCTCGACTGGCAGGTTCTGCGGGAAACGCCCGAGGGCAAGGTCGCGGACAGCGAGCACCCGCTCTACAACCTGCTGAACTACGAGGCGTCAGACGACATCGGCGCGATCCAGTGGCGCGAAATGGCGCTGACATCGGCGCTGCTGACGGGAAACTTTTACGCCTACATCCACCGCGACAAAGCGGGCCGCCCGGTCGCGCTGGAGCCCCTGCGCAGCGACTACGTCGCCATGTACCGCGACGGGGATAACCAGCCCTATTACCAAGTGTGGACGGGCAAGTACACGGGCAAGAACGAAGAGAAGGCCATGCGCCGCTTCCGCGGCTACGACATGTTCCACCTCGTCGGTCCGACCACGTTCGAGGGCATGCTCGGCGTTCCATTCATCCATCAGATGCGCGACCTGATCGGGCTGGAGCTGGAGGTCACGGAGTTCGTGACGCGGTTCTTCGCCCAGGGCGCAGTGCCCGGCGGCGTGCTGAAGATGCCGGGTCGCCTGAGCCCCGAGGCCAGCAAGCGCCTGCGCGATGCGTGGCAGGCGGCGCACGGTGGCGCGAGCCGCGCTGGCCGCGTCGCTGTGCTGGAAGATGGCCTGACGTATGAACCCATCACGCCGACGGCCCGCGATAACGAGCTGATCGAGATGCGGAAGTATTGCCGCCAGCAGATTGCGGCGGCGATGGGCGTGCCCGCGCACAAGGTCGGCGATACGGAAAGCCAGTCGTATTCCTCGAACGAGCAGGCCGACGCAGAGTTCGTGAAGCACACGCTGGCCGGCTGGGCGGCTCGACTGGAGCAGGAAGCCAGCCGCAAGCTTCTCCAGCGCGGCGAGCGCTACTGCACGCGGATCAACTTCGACAGCCTGCTGCGGGCCGACATGAGCACCCGCTACGCCGCCTACGCGGTCGCCGTCACCAACGGCATTCTGACCCCGAACGAGATCCGCGCGCGCGAAGGTCTGCCGGCGGTCGAGGGTGGCGACAGCATCCGCCTGCCCATGAACACCGAGGCGCCCGGGCAGCCCGCTCCAGCGCCGAGCGAGCCCGCTGCGCCATCGGATGGCGTGCCCCCGTCTGTGGACGTGGAGCCCGAGGCGGTCGCTCCCAGCGTCGATCTCGACGCGCAGGACGAGGCGTACAGCGCGGCGCGCGCGGCGGCGTCTGCGATGGCGGCCGTGCGTCCCGCGGTGGAGGGCGCCTTCCGTCGCCACCTCCAGCGGGTGTCGGACTACCTGCTGAAGCAGCGCACGCAGGCCAAGATCGACAAGTGGGAGCCGCCCATCGACTGCATCGACGACGACCTGCGCGCGACGGTGCGGACGCTGGGCGGCCTTCTGGGCAACGAGGAGCGCGCCACGAAGGCGCTCGACGCGGCCCTCCTGCGCCATGCCCGCCACCTGCGCAGCGCGGTGACGGCCATCGGCACCCTGTCTGAAACGATCGACGGCTGGCGCGACCTTCCCCAACTGGCGGCCGACGAGCTGCTGGAGATGGTGCGCCTCGAAACCACACACGCACCCCTGCTGGAGACCACCAATGCCAACCCCGAAGCCTGAAACCCGTGCCCTCGGCACCCTCGCCCCCGCCGCCGACCTGAAGGTGCGCGGCTACGCCGTCGTATGGGAACCCGCCTACGACATGGGTCGCGAGATGGAGCGGGTCGATCCCAACGCCTTCGCGCGCTCGATGGAAGAGCCCGGCGACATCGCCCTGCTCTGGAACCACGATACCGGCAAGCCGTTGGCCCGGGTGCGCGCCGGCAACCTGCGCCTGTTCACTGACGCCACGGGCCTCGGCTTCGAGGCCACCCTGCCAGACACCGCGACGGCCCGCGAGGCCCACGCCCTGGTCGAGAGCGGCGTGGTGACGCAGTGCAGCTTCGGCTTCATGGTGCGGGCCGAGAAGTACGAGAAGGGCGTGGACAAGCCCACGCGCGTGATCCTCGACGCCGACCTGCTGGAGATCAGCCTCGTGACCTTCCCCGCGAACCCGGCGACCAGCGTCGAGGCTCGCGAGGCGCAGGCCGAGACCGTGCGCCGCACGATCCGGCTCCTGCCGCCGCGTTGACCCCCCGCCCTTGCATCGCGTTTTTTTGACGCGACAATGGCGGCCAATTGAATACCTGCCGCGCGTGGGTGCCCCTGCCTAGTGCATGCACACCACCGCGCGAGACAGACCTCCGTGCTTGCCCTCGTGGCGCACTGGCCTGCATGCGGACGTTGAACTGGAAGACAACGAACCGCCGGGCTAGTGCGCCTTTTTCGTCGCACCCCGGCGCTAACCGGAGACTGCGATGGAGAAGAAGAACCAACTGGATCGAAATGGCGAGGAGTACCGCGGGCTGTTCCAGCGCTACCTGCAGCACGGTCAAGGACGCATGACCGATGCGGAAGTGCGCGCCCTGAGCAACAGCGGCACCGGACTCGGCAACGTCATCGCCCCCACTGGCTGGAGCGATTTCATCGAACTGTCGATGCGCCAGGACACCATCCTGAGCCGCGTCCGCAAGGTGAATACCGCCGGCAAGTTCACGCAGATCATCAACGTGACCGACGCGACGGTCAACACCAACCAGACCGAAACCAACATCGGCACCGAGTCGTGGACTTCCGGCACGGCGCTCGCACTGCCCCAGCAGGGCTTCGGCGGCAGCACGACCTACACCTTCAGCCTGAAGAAGATCACCGCCTGGACCAAGGTCACGAACGAGCTGCTGGAGGATTCAACCGCCGCCGCGAGCATCGAGGAGTTCATCCGGGCCGAACTGGTTGCCGAACTGATCACGCAGATCAACTCTCAGATCCTGATCGGCGACGGCAGCACCGGATGCCAGGGCGCGTTCAACTCGGCCAGGGCATACAGCCGCACCGCCAGCACTGGCGTGGCGACGACCAACAAGCCCAGCGACATCCTTGCCGCAGCCTGGGCATCGACGAACAGCGCGCAGTCGCCGCTGGCATTTGAGTCGTGGAAGAACTCGGTCGCGGTCATCAACAGCCGCCTGACCGGATCGTTCGACAGCACCTTCTTCCCGCCACTGTTCCCGCTGTTTGCCGGAAACATGGAGACCGGGACATCTGTCGAAGGTCTGCCCACCATCTATCACCGCCTGTCCGCCACCACCCCGGCAGCCGGCGACACGCTCGTGATGTTCTTCGATCCCAGCAAGTACCTGCTGGCGACTTCGATGCGCGACTTCACCGTCACGCGTCTGACCGAGACTTTTGCAGCAAACGACCAAACGGCATTCGTCGCCAGCGTGCGAGCGGACGGTTGCCTCCTTCACACCAGTGGCGTGCTCAACGTGAACCGCGCCTGACCACTCCGCACGAAAGGAAAGACACCATGAAGAACTACAAGGAACTGCGCGAGGGCAACGACGCCCGCTACCGCGCCATGCAGGAAATGATCGAGTCGGCAAACGCCAACGGCGGCGACATGAGCGCCGAAGAGACCAGCAAGTTCGACGCGCTGAACGCCGAGTACCGCAAGGTGCAGCAGCAGATCGAGCGCAACCACACGCTGATGGGCCTCGCTGCCAAGGACAAGGACGCGGCCTTCATCGACGTGGGTCCAGACGCACCCGAAGTGCGTCGCGCACCCGCAGCTCGCGAGACCGCTCAGCGCGCCCCGCGCTTCGGCGACTTCCGCTGCAGCGATGATTTCATGCGCGCCTACGAGACCTACCTCAAGCGCGGCGAGCACACCCCGATGGCCGAAATGCGCGCTCTCTCTGAGGGTGGCACTGGCCTCGGCGACATCGTCGCCCCGACTGAGTTCCAGAGCCGCATGTCCGAACTGCTGCAGAAAGTGGTGACCCTGCGCAAGATCGCGACCGTGATGCCGCTGGGCTCGTGGAAGCGCGACATCGCAATCGAAAGCGCCCTTGCGAGCGTCAACTGGACGACCGAAGGTTCCTCAATCACCGACTCGCTGGCGACCAACCCGACGTACAGCAACGTGGTCCTGCAGCCCAAGAAGCTCGCCGGCCGCGCCGTTGTGAGCCGCGAACTGATCGACGATGCACCTGCTCGCGGTCCTGGCTTCTCGATCGAGAACGTGATCACGAACAGCTTCGCGAAGGCGTTTGCGCAGACCGAAGAGGACGGCATGCTGAACGGCACCGGCGCGTCTGGACAGCCCACGGGCATCCTGACCATCGCGTCCAGCGGCCCCAGTGTGGGTAAGCAGCTGGCAGCGAATACGGCAATCACTTCCGCCGAGGTGATCGATTTCGTGTACAGCCTGGGTCGCGAGTATCGCCAGCATCCCAGCGCTGCGATTCTGCTGTCCGATACGGCTCTCGGATACATCCGCAAGGCCGCAGCGACTGGCGCCACCACGCAGCTCGGCTACTTCTGGCAGCCCAGCGGCGTCCTCGGCGAGCCCGACCGCATCCTGGGCATCCCGGTGTACGCCTCGGCCTACGTCCCCGCGCCGGCCACCACGTCTCAGGGCTACGCCAGCGGCGGCGGCATCTGCGGCATGATCGGTGCATTCGACTACTGCGTCATCGGCGAGCGCTCCGGCTACAGCCTGCGCGTGCTGAATGAGCTCTATGCCGCGAATGACCAGGTGGGATTTGTGTGTACGAACAGGCTCGACGTGAAGCTGACGAACATGTCGGCGTTCAAGTACCTGCGCGGAGCGGCCAGCTAATCGGCTGACACTGCAACAACCCCCGTGGGAGGGAAACCTCCCACGGGGATTTCAAGGAGTCGCATGCGAGTCAAGATGCTGCAAACGGTCGGGACTGCAGACGAGGGCTTCGGCGAGGGCCAGGTCTATGACCTGAGCGAATCGCGTGCAATTGAGTTCATGTCTCTTGGATGGGCCGAGCGCGCCGACGTTCACCCAGACCAGCCCGAAGCGTGCGTGAAGCCGGAGTGCTGC